TTTACCTGGAAACAGTCGGGTACCTCGCCCCACCATTTGGCTATATAGAGAACGTACCTTTGTTGGTCTTAAGACAACGACACAATCAACACTCGGACAATCCCAACCCTCAGTAAGTAACATCGAATTACATAGCACGTTGTATTTACCACTATCAAAGTCCGCTAATATTTCTGCACGGTCTTTGGACTCTCCGTTAACTTCTGCAGCCAAGAAACCTTTTTTGTTTAAGAATTCAGTGAATTTCTGGCTTGTCTTAACTAACGGCAAGAACACGACAATCTTCCGATCTTTAGCAGTTCTCCACATTTCTTCTGCTATCGATTCCAGATACGGATCTAAGGCTGTTCCCAAATCGCTACTTTTGAAATCTCCAGCCTGCTGTCCGACTGCAGTTAAATCTAGCTTTAAGGGAATTGTCATTGCCTTGATCGGACTTAAGTAACCTTCCTTGATTGCTTTGGGTAGCGAATACTCATAGGCTAGGCTTTCGAAATACGTCCCTAGATTCCGCATATCACCTCTATCTGGTGTTGCTGTAACTCCTAATACATTCGCTTCATCAAAGTAATTGAGCACACGTTGATAGCTATCCGAGATACAGTGATGAGCTTCGTCGACAATAATCGTGTCGAAGAAGTCTTTATCGAATTGTTCGAGACGTTTCTCGCGCATCATGGTTTGAACGCTGCCAACAACAACGCGGTACCAGCTGCCAATTGAAGTTTGCTCAGCCTTTTCGGTCGCACATTTCAAACCTGTTGACTTCTCCAATTTATCTGCAGCTTGATCAAGCAATTCACCTCTATGAGCAAGGACGAGTATTCGCTCGCCCTCTCTCACTCCATCCTCGATGACCTTGCTAAAAACAATGGTTTTACCACAACCAGTAGGCAATACCAATAACGTACGTTTTATGCCTTTCTTCCATTCTGCCTGTATAGCTTCACGAGAAGCTTGTTGATATGGTCTTAGATTCATGGTTTACCTCCTAGAATTGCCTTGGAGTAAATCCGGCTTGTTGAGTCGGGAAAGGTGCTTGCTGATTGTTTGGACTTTCATCAGCTGCATAGAACTTCTGCACTTGATTGTTCGTACGCTCTTCGCCATCTCTTCCTTTAAACGTGTTGATTTCGAGCTTCAACTTTCCTTTAGATCCGACAACGGCATTCCAGTTCATCTTAAGCTTCTCGCCTTTTTTCTTCTGGCCAATGCCAGCAAAGAAATTAGAGATAAGGCCCTCAGTTTTCGTGTGCAAGAGCAAATTGTGGAATATCATAATGTCTCCATGATTAGGAGAATGTACCGTTATTTCGAGTTTTGCTTGATTACAAGCTGGCATTTTTTCGCTGCCAGTAAATCGTCCTCGCTCAAACTTCGTGACCGTAAAATTATAATCTCCGGCAGGAAGTACGATAAATTCCCCACCGTCTTTCTGAATCTCGTCGTCCCAACCTAGTTCTCTTTCTTGCGTCATGTTGTTATCCTCCTTGTTGTTTATGAAAATGGAACTTGCTCACGTGAATCCTTAATCATGTCGAACACTTTCGGCCATGCCCCCACTAACACACCATCAATGAAAGTAGCGTCGTAATTGACTATCGGTGTATTCATTGGGTAATATCCTTTCTCACTAACCACGATTTGAATATCTAATTCCGTGACTTGGTGCTGAATCATCAGATCCCGCAATGATCGTGGGATATTCTGATCCAGCTCCTGAGTTGGTTGTGATGCCTGCTGATCTGCCTGTATAGGACTCTCAACTACAGGTGCCGTTGTTTCAGAATTTTTAGTCTGCTGTGTAACAGGAGCTGGGGACACTTGGAACAAATGAGCAATCTGACCATATTGCATCGGAAATTCGTCAGGCAACCCATGACGGTTCTTTGCATCCCACGCAGGATGATGCGTGGCGTAGATTGTCCGAACACCGCCTTGGGCCTTATGTTTCTTACCTTTTTCATCCGCGGCTACACTGAACGTTTTGTAGTTAAGAAATAGAACCATATCCGCCCATTCCTTGACCAACGGTGCTGTTTGTGAGCTTGTCTTTTTGCCAAGCTTTAACTGGTACCGATCATACGCCCCCATTTCATCAGGCTGCTCGAATTTTACAATCTGACTATGGGCAGTGAGTACAACATTGATTCCCGCCTCAACAAGATCACTCAATTTATTAAGAAACCTTCCTAATGCTTCCGCTACATAAATGTAGCCTTGACCATATCCAAAAGCCTCAATGCCTTTTTTATCGTGTTGTGCGCATACCGACTGGACACATAACATTTCAGCCCAGTCGATTGTGTCGATCACAAGTGTTCCGAATTGGTTGCCTTGCTGCTTCACCCAATCCGCTTGTTGATTCAACATTTCCCAGCTACTCGGTTTTGGTAAACGATCGACATTGAGCGCGGAAGTGGATCCTTCCGTATCGATAAAAATAGGCTTAGGGAATTCTGCAGCTAATGAAGATTTGCCCACACCCTCGGGACCATACAACACGACTTTCTTAGCCTTGTTTTGAATCTTTCCGCTGATCACTTGCATTAGAATTCACCTACCTTCCATGATGGCCCTGGATCAATTTCTCCTGGAGGTTGTTGCAATGTGATGTTTTCTTGACCTGTGACATAGCCATCCTCAATAATGATGCTGCATTCTTCGCCTGTGCTGACACGTGTAGCAATGGCTTGTAACCCTTCTAGTTCTAACCATTCACCAAACTCTTTCAACGATTCGAGATCCATCTGTTCAAGCTTATCCAGTAGGATAAAACCACAATTCGGCTTTAACTTACGAACAATGGCAGTCGATACCTTGAGCTGACCTGATGCGCTCATGTTGTCCCACTTATGGCCGTTATAGATCAACTCGCCATCGTCAACAGATAGGCCTTCAAGTGGAAGCTCTGCATTCGTTAAGAGATCAGTCTTCTGTTTTCGTATTTCATTGATGGCAGTAGTCAATGCGTCATACTGCGTGCGGTAGTCGCTTGCGTCCGTTTCCGCTTTATCCTTATCCAGATTCGTTCTGACCTTTCGATTGATTTCGTCGATCTGTTGGATATTGCGTTCTAGTTCCTCGGTCGATTCATCGTGCAGATCGATCGCTGACTTTTGGGCAGTCTCTAGATCAATTCCAGTTTGCGAATGCTTAAGCTTTGCTTCATTCAGCTGAGTTGTCAGACGCTCGACCTCTTGCCCTTGGCTTACATACAAGGCTTGAATTTGCGTAAGTTGTTGTCGCTTACGTTGATTCTCACCATTCTTAGCAAGGATGCTTTGTTGCTGCTGAACCAGACTAGATGCGGATACAGGTTCTTTGGGAGCATCCGGATAGTAGGTTTGTTCCTTCGCAAACTTTTCTTTCTGGTCAGCAATTTGACCAATCGTGAGCCGCTGGTTATACACCTCCTTTTCTTTCTGTTCCAACTCGTGCAGCTTGTTCCCTACGCCAATAATCTGCAGTAAGGTATTCGCTTTCTCTTTGCTGGTAGAGTTTAAGAACTTCGGTAAGTCGATGGCCAACTCTTCAACAAAACTATCGAGCAGCTGCTGCCCTCCTTTTTCACCGTTCGGATCAAGAACCTTCAGGTCACTGTTCTTGCCCTTACGTTCAACGACAAGTCCATTGGATAGAACAATATGCAGGTAAGGCGGTATGATCGAACCATCACGTGTTGCTTGGCTCGGCTTATACTTATTGCCCCCTAACCCCCAAGCAATCGCATCTAACACACTGGTTTTACCTTGATTATTCTTACCACCAACAATGGTCAAGCCATTAGCTGTAGGCTCGATCTTAACGGCTTTGACACGTTTTACATTTTCAATTTCGAGCTTATTGATCTTGATCATGCGATCATTCCTTTCTCTTCTATTTAGTTAAAACAAGACTGGATCATCCGTTGGTTGAATTTCTTTTATTCTCTTACTTCTCACTGCTGGAGCATTTGCTGTATCTTGGTCGATTAGCTCATATTCCTTCTCCATGACCGGATACACTCGTCCATCATAATCACGCTTTACTTTTGCAAATGTCTGACTAGTACCCCATGTTTCCAATATCTGAGCTGTCCATTGTTCAGCAGGTAAGTCAGGCATTACATCTCCCTTATATAGATGCCAATGCAACAAGTGAACCCGATCACCTTTACGGATAATCGACATCGTCCAACAACTCCTCGATACAATCCAAGCAGACCTCACGATCATTCCAGCGCTTGAGGATCAGCACTCTCTTACCACACACTTCACAGTCGTGTAAGGGGAATTGGATAACATTTACTCGAGGCTGACTGAACCGATCTAAGCTGGGTTGACCGATCATACCTGTATGCCCGTGATATCGAAGAACACACTTGCATCAAAATTCGGGATAGCCTGAACATAGATCTTGTCGCTGTTCGAGCATTGCTCCCATAAGTTAGCCCAAGCCTGTTTGTAATCGATCTTGTTACCCTCTTCATCCACGACTCGAAGATACCGACAAATGCGAGCACCACGACTGTCATTGAACGCTTCGCGGCTGATTGGACTCGGCTTATTAAATAGTAGGAATTCAGGTTCGACAGAGCAGAATGAGCCACTTGAGTAATTGCAGGAGTTAAAATGCCCAGCGTTGTAGTCCCCAGCGTTGCGGTTCCCAGCGTTGTAGTGCCCAGCGTTGTAGTGCCCAGCGTTGTAGTGCCCAGCGTTGTAGTGCCCAGCGTTGTAGTGCCCAGCGTTGTAGTGCCCAGCG